ATCCTGGAGGATGCCGGATACATCGCCGGGAACTGCATTCCCATCGTGCCTGTCTACGGTAAACGGGAAGTGATCGACGGTGTTGAGCGCGTCATGGGTCACGTTCGCAAGGCGAAGGACCCCCAGCGGCTCAAGAACATGCAGCTGTCGAAGTTGGGCGAGATCAGCGCCCTTTCGGCGGTCGAGAAGCCGATCCTGACCCCTGAGCAGATTGCGGGCCACCAAGTGATGTGGTCCGAAGACAACCTCAAGCAATACCCCTATCTCCTCATCAACCCCATCCTGGACCAGAACGGCCAGCCGATGGTGAGTGGGCCGGTTGCCTACACAAAACCTCCCCAGGTCCCTCCGGCGATGGCGGCTTTGCTGCAACTCACCGAAACAGACATGGCAGAGATTCTCGGAAGCCAGCAGAACGGAGACCAGATCGTTTCGAACATCTCCGGCAAGGCCGTAGAGATGATCCAGCAACGCTTGGACATGCAGGCATATATCTACATGTCCAACATGGCGAAGGGCGTGCGGCGCGGCGGTGAGATCTGGCTTTCCAAAGCCAAGGATATTTACGTCGAAGAAGGCCGGAAGATGAAGACGGTTGGCACCCATGGGGAAACCGGAACCGTCGAACTCATGCGGCCCATCGTGGATGAAGAGACCAAATCGATCACCTATCAGAACGACATGAGCAAGGTAAAGCATGACGTGACTGCTGAGGTTGGTCCCTCGTCTACATCGCGCCGGGATTCCACGGTTCGCATGCTGACCGGCATGCTAGGCATGGTAACGGACCCCAACGATCAGAAGATATTGCAGTCCATGATCATGATGAACATGGAAGGCGAAGGTCTCTCTGAGACCCGAGATTACTACCGATCGAATTTGGTTCAGATGGGCGTAGTTAAGCCCACCGACGAAGAAAAAGCCATGATGGAAGCGGCTAAGGCGAATCAGCAAGAGGACCCGAATTCCGTCTATCTCAAGGCCGCTGCGGACGAGGCCACGGCGAACGCCACGAATGCCCGGGTGAAAACCATCGATACCCTCGCGGCGGCTGATCTCAAGCGAGCGCAGACCGAAAAGACCTTGGCTGAAGCCAACAACCTTGGAGCCCAGCCCCTCAAGAATGCGGCCCAGGCGATTCAGCAGATCGGGGCACAGAACTCCATCGACGGGCAGGATACGCGACTGGCCCACATCAACCCCATGGAAGAAAAGGCCCTCGAACAGATGGGAGGATCGGGCCGGGTCGACCCCGTGACCGGCATCCGCCATTTCGATGCGGGTGGACGCAGGGGAGATGAGCACGCCGGTAACGCCAGTGGTGGCTATGACCATGAAGGGCGAAGCGGCGGAAACGATTACGGCTCAGAGGACTTCGTGGATCCAGGCACTCAGGGTCTAACCGGCAATCAGATCGCTGCCATGGATCCCAATGCCGTGCGGGCCGCTCATTTCAGTGCTCAGGGGTCAGTGGACCCCAACGCGGTTGCTGATGGCAAGGCTTACGGTATCAGCGAGGGTAACAGAAGCCTTGGCTGGGACTGGAAGAAGGCGCTGATGGGCCTCTTTAGCTCTGGCCCTCTCGGCATGTTGGCCGGCGCCAAGATCAACCCGGGTTCCGCTGCCGTCAATGGCGGTGGATGGACAGGACTCGGCGACTCCGGGCAAGCCCCTACCGGTGATTCATCCAACGTCTCTCGAGATGGACAAGGCGGCGGTAATGGCGTCCCTCAAATCGTGTCAGCGCAGCCCCTCACGGGTGCTCTGAATCAGCCTTCCCAAGCGCTCCAGGGCGTTCAGGCTCCCGCCTCTGCGATCCAAACCCCGACGACATACCAATCTCAAATTCCGGTGGACGAGTGGGCCAAGCTCCCCCCCGAGCAGCAGAAAGCCGCGATGACGGCGTTTTGGCAGAAGTTCTAGCGGGAACCGTCCGACCGCCCAAACGGATGAGCACACGAGGAAACAATGAGCACTGAAAACGAAGTCGAAACCGAAGAGACCAACCTAGAACAAGAGATCCAGGACGCCGAACCCGTTGCACAGGAGCCTGTCAGCGAGGAGGTAGAGGTCACTATCGGCGAAGAGAAGGCCCCCGAAGAGGACGCAACCAAGGCCCCTGAATGGGTGCGTGAACTGCGCAAATCTCATCGGGAACTCCAGCGCGAAAACAAGGAACTCAAGGCGAAGTTGACCACTGAGCCCAAACCGGTGGTGCAACTCGGCAAGAAGCCGACCCTTGAGGACTTCGACTACGACGCGGACAAGTTCGAAGTCGCGCTCACAGGATGGTTTGAGAAGAAGCGCCAAGCCGACCAGGAAGAGGAAGCCCGACAGAACGAGGTCAAGACGCAGAGCCAGGCGTGGCAGGCCAAGCTCGACAACTATGGGAAGCTCAAGACGGATCTGAAAGCCAAGGTCAAGGACTTCGACGAAGCCGAGGCCGAGGTGCAGAACCATCTGAGCGTGAACCAGCAGGCAGTAATCCTGAAGGTTGCGATAGACCCCGCGCTCATGGTTGCCGCCCTTGGCAAGGATCTCGGAGAACTGAAGAAAATCGCCGCGATCCAGGACCCGCTTGAATTCAGCGCTGCTCTTGCCCGCCTGGAGGGAAAAATGAAAGTCACACCGAAGAAACCCATCACCGAACCTGAAAGGGCCATCACGGGCTCTGGACGCATCAGCGGAACTGTTGATTCCCACCTGGAACACCTGCGCGAAGAAGCCGCAAAGACTGGCGATTTCTCAAAAGTGATGGCCTACAAACGTCAGAAACAAAGCAAATAACCTCAACTCCTTTGCCGGATAAATACCGGCCCCTCGGAGAACTATCATGAGCAATCAGTTCAGCAAAGAAGAGGATGTGGCCTGGGAATCTGGCCTCGAAACCTTCGAAGATCAGCTGGTACTTTCCAGCCACGTTTCCAAATACAACACCGATCAGACTGCGATGGAGCGGGCCAATGACGTCATCTGGCGTCCCATGCCTTACATCGCCCAGTCTCATGACGGCACCGACGCTACGGCCAATTTCGACGAGACCACTCAGCTTTCCGTCCCTGCGACCATCGGCTATCAGAAGCACTCCACGGCCATCCTGACCGCGCTGGAACTCCGTGACGCGCTCCAGGAAGGGCGTCTCGGTGAAGCCGCGATCCAGAAGCTTGCCAGTGACGTGAATGTTGCCGTCAACAACGTGGCCGCACTTCAGGGCACTCTCGTAGTCAAGCAGACCACCGCTGCTGCTGGGTATGACGATGTGGCCCTGTGCGAAGCGATCATGAATGAGCAGGGCATTCCTGCCAATGATCGGTATCTCGCCCTCTCCACCCGCGATTACAACGGCATGGCCTCGAATCTGGCCGTTGCTACTCGCTCTTTCGGCAATTCCAAGTCCGAAAAGGCGTATGAGGAAGGATATGTCGGCAAGGTGGCGAGCTTCGACACCTACAAGATGGACTACAGCCGCGCCCTGGCCGCTGCGGGTGGCGGTGCTGGCATCACCATGAGCACCCTGGATGGCGCCGTGAACTACTATGTCCCATCTGCGACTTCTACCGCGACCACGGGCGAAGTCAGCAACGTGGACAACCGCTACCAGACCATCACGGTCAGCACTTCGGCTGGCGTGGTCGCTGGCGATTGCTTCACGGTCGCGGCTCTGAATGCCGTGCATCATGTGACCAAGCAGGACACAGGCCAGCTCAAAACCTTCCGTGTCATTTCGGTTCCTGCCGGTGGTACCACCCTGGTCATCAGCCCGCCCATGATCACCTCTCAGGTGGCCACGGACCCCACGATCCAGTATCAGAACTGCGTCATCAATACCAAGGCCGCTAACAGCGCCCTCGTGTTCCTGAACACGGTCCTCAAGGCTGCGAATCCCTTTTGGCACAAGAACGCCATCGAGATTCTCCCTGGCCGCTATGCCATTCCGACCGATGCCGGGACCGCTGTCCGTCGCGGAACGACCAAGCAGGGGCTGGAGCTGGTCATGCAGAAGTTTTACGACATCAACACCATGAAGACCAAGTATCGCTGGGATGTTCGGTTCGGCGTCGTCAACAAGATGCCCGAGCACAGCGGAATCATCCTCTTCAGCCAGACCTAGACCAACCAGGGGAGGGGCTTCGGTCCCTCCCCGTTCCCTCCTGGAGAAATCATGGCATCGATCATCTATCCTCAGGGAACCTTGGAAGTCTTGGTTCCCGCTACGCAGAAGGTCGGCATCTATAGCCGATCCGCTGCCAAACTATACAAACAAGTGGTTACGACCAAGTTCCCGCCCTCCTGGGTTCTGGTCGGGACTACTACGGCTGGTAGCGAATACACCTCCGCTGCGATCTCTGCCTCTGCGGATGTCCTCTGCCGAATCGAGGCGAGCGAAGCCGAAGTGATCTATGAAGTTGGTGCGGCTCCCTCCGTTTTCGAGCCCACGCCGAACCTCACCATGTCCGAGGCTGTCGCCACCATCACCGGCTTGGCGGCTGCTCAGGGCGGAAGTCTCGCTCAAGTTGGTGGGACCAGTTCCACGGCGGGTAATGCCGGTGGTGCTGCCATCATGCGAGGTGGGACCCCTGGGGCGACTGGTGTCGGCGGGAAAGCCCAGGTCATTGCCGCTGCGGGCGGGTCTGCCTCTGGGCAGGGTGGTGATGTCGAAATCACCTCTGGTGCTGGCACTGCTGGGAATGCGAGTGGTGGCTGCGTGAAGATCACCGCTGGGGCCAAAAATGGCACCGGCAAGGATGGTTGCATTCAGTCCAAATCGTTCAGCAGCTTCGTCCAGCCTGCCCCCACGGCCAAAACCGTTGCAGTGACCCTGACCATCGCCGAACTCATGACTGGCATCATTACTGGCACTCATGCAGCCGGTGCAACCCAGGGATATACGCTGCCCACGGGTGCGAACTGCGATCTAACATTGCAGTTTGGCAACGACGATTCATTCGATTGGTCGATTCTCAACCTTTCGGCGGCTGCCGTGGACACGATCACGGTCACAGCTAGCGCGGGGCATACCATCGTCGGGAATCCCATCGTTCAGTCCAGCCACGTCACCACGGGCGGCATTACGGGCAATTCCGCAATGTATCGCACCCGCAAGACTGCGGCTGATACCTACGTGACTTACAGAATCGCCTAGAACCACCGGGGAGGGGCCGGAACCCCTCCCCGCCTCTTTCGGAGCCATCCATGCCACTGAAGAAGGGCAAGAAGAACATCGGTAAGAACATCGCCACAGAGATGAAGGCGGGCAAACCTCAGAAACAGGCCGTGGCTATTGCCATGGACATGGCCAAGATGCCCAAAAGGGCGGCAAGGGCGGAAAGAAGTGCTGAAGGAGTGAGCCACGCGGGGCTTTATTCCGCAGGAAGGACCTAATGGTAAAGCCAATCGATCCTAAGCATTTCGCCGCCGTGTGCGATGCCCTGATTCAGTCTGGTGCCAAAACTGCCACCAAATACATCGACGAGAAGACGGTGGTTCGTGCCACTTGGCGAAACAAGATCTACCGACAGAAAAACGTTCGCCGAAAGGAAATGGTGATCACCTTCGGAGCCCCCAACTATCTCGAGGCTGACTTCATCAAGCGATGCAAGAAGGCTGGTGAACCGTTGCCTGTGAAGAAGATCCAGTTCCGGTTCTATCCCGTCAAGAAGAAGGTGGCCTGATGGATTTCCCGCGCTTCGTCTACAAGAACGGCGGCCCCCTCCAGCGTGCGGGCGGCTCCTACAATCACACTCTGGTGGAAAGCCAGAAAGAAATGGACGTGGCCCTGTCTGCTGGATGGTTCGCCACGCTTCCCGAAGCCATTGATTACCGAGAACCACGAACGGGCCCTGGAACGAAACAGGGAGAGACTTCCGACGATAACGCCCCTCCCACTCGTGCCGAACTCGAAGCCAAGGCGACCGAATTGGGGATCAAGTTTGATGCCCGCTTCGGTGACAAACGGCTGGCTGAACTGATTCAGAAAGCCCTGGAGGCTTAACGTGTCCTGGACCAAGCGGCAATTCGTTCTTGAGGCCTATTCGGAGATCGGAAGGGCTAGCTATGCTTTCGACCTCCAGCCGGAGGACTTGACGACCGGATTGAACCGCTTGGATGGCATGATGGCGCTCTGGAACGGCAAGGGCATTCGCTTGGGCTACCCGGTCCCATCCAGCCCTTCGGGAAGCGATCTGGATGAGGTGACCACAGTCCCGGATTGGGCGAACGAGGCCATCTACCTCAATCTCGCCGTTCGGCTCGCCCCGGGCATCGGCAAGACGATTCTCCCGGAAACCCGGATGCTCGCCAAGCAGGCCTACGATGGACTTCTAGCTAAGGCTGCGTTCCCACCCGAAATGCATTTGGCGGCATTGCCTTCAGGTGCTGGGAACAAGTCAACATGCAGGCCCTTCCTGCCTGGACCAGAGGCACCGTTGACCATCGGTAACGATGGCGAACT